TAATTTACCCTGGTAAGCTTCCTCACCACGAGCTTGTCGTTCTGCATGCAATAGCTGTGCATCTGACATAGCGACTTTTGCCTTCTGCTTGTTAGCATAAATTTTACTTCCAGCAGAAACGGCTAATTTAATTGCCGATAACCACATGTTAGTACCAAGTAGCCTTAACAGGTTTTTTGTCAGCTCTAAGTCTTTTAGTTCCTCTTACTTCCACAACTTGTGATTCATTAGGTTTAGTTGCTTCAATAACGATTCCGCCTTGTTGCATACCATCCTTATCAGCACCTAATTCTGGAGTGACATTTGAGTTTTTATTTTTTTTCATATATTCTCCTTATACTATCTCTTAGGACCTTTCAAGATCCTAACATCTGTTTGTTTCATCATATCATTGACCATTTTTGCGTCAATTCCCATTTGTGTTTTTTCTAGCGATGTATCAGCTCTAAGTTCTGCTAATTCTTCGTTTTGTTGTAATTTCTCATCAAATTGTTGTTGACCCATTAATTGTTTAGATTTATCTAAATTAATCTTTTCTTGCTCTTGTTCACGTTTAGCATTGTCATCCATAGCTCGTAAATCAAGTTCTCTTGCTTTTAATTTAGCAATTGGGTCTCCACCATACTCTCCCATGATTTTATTTTCTTCATCTTTAAATTCTCCAGTCATTTCTGCAATTAATTTTGCTTTTCTAGACTCTAAATTCATAGACATCTGCATAATCTGCTGTTGGTACTGCGGATCTTGCTGTAACATTGGGTTTTGTTGCACCATTTGTTGCATTTGCATCAATTGTGCAATTTCTTCTCTAAATTCTACCTCTAATTGCTCTTGTGCCATTAAAGATATGTGTTCAAAGATGTTTTTTTCTAGTGCACCCATTACAGCCGGACTATTTCTTGCAATATTAGTCGCCATAAAGTTTAAATGGGTTGTAATATGCGCTTGATGGTCCTGTCCTTTGAAAGCTTGGAACGGTTTACCCGACATTGCAAGAATATTTTCTGCTGCAGGGTCCATTGGAGTCGGTTGTTGCGGTGGTGGTAAGATTTTATCAATATTTTTTACACCAATCGCTGAATACATTGAGTGAAATGCTTCATATAGGTTGTGCATTTGTGGATTCGACATTGCAAGTTGCAATTCTGTTTGTGCTAAACTAATTCTTTGTGATTGAGAAAAGATATTTGGGTCTGCAACTGGAATAATATCTACTTTATCATCAAAATCTGCAACTTTAATATTTCTTTGTCCACCAACTACGTCGTATGGATACTCTTGTGGCAGATAAGTTTTATAAACACCTGCTAATAATTTAAATTCATTCTTCATCGCCACATACAATCTCTTATGTATGGCTGACATGACTCTTGAACCACGTTCTAATAGAGCAATAGTCGTCCCAACAGCTGCTTGTTGGTTGCCGTCTCCGACCTGCATGTCAGCGATGGCGGCAAATCGTTGCCCTGCCGATACCACAATACCCATCAACTGCAATAAAGTTGGTGATGGTTCTTTAAATGGTAATGGCATAAATGCATCCTTGATACTTCCTCCAGGCGCATCTACATCTCTGAATTCTCCAGGTTGAATTGCTTGTGCTTCGTCTCTTACTCTTATTCCTCTTTGTTTAAATCCTGCTGGTAAATTACTTAAAGTTCCTGCGTCCAATAACTGACGTAAAGCAGTAGTTGCTGTTCTAGACAGACCACCGATCATGTGTATTAACCCAAAGCCATAGAAACCCATTCCAGGTAAAAATTTAAAATGTACAAAGTAATCTATTTTAGATTTTGTTGGATCTTCTGCTTGGAAATTTCTTCTAATAGATAATACTTCTCTACTACCCATTTCAATAGTTACAACATAAGGAAGTTTAATTCCTGTTGGTTCACCTTGTGAATCTTTGTCCTCAAATCCTTCAAGGTCTATGTCTGTGTGTACTTCTAAAATTGTAAAGATGTCTTCATCTTGTGTTTTCTTAACACCTTCCAACTCTCTTTCTTTTTTCTGCACTTCTGTTTCTTCATTGTAGCCTGGTGTTAATTCTATGTCTTTATAAAAACCTGAAACTTGTTTTTTTCTAACTTCGTTTTCAGACATTTTAATCATGTGAATAACAGACTCTGCATCTTCTAAAGATGTTGCAGTGTAAGGGACTACTAAATCATCAGCCGGTACAAATTTTGACACGGCTCTGCCAAGAATTTCATCGTAATAAACTTTCTTGAACGCAGAGCCGGCAAGAGGGAGATAAAAAAGCATTTGATCGAACTCGGGTTCATACTCCTTCATCACATCCATGAGCTGATAGTTCATGAATTCTTTAACTCTGTTTGATTGTTCTTCTTTGGCTCTGTCTGCAAGTCCAATTATTCTAGTGTGGACTGGACCATTAGCCGGTAATAATTCTTTATAAGCTTGTGCTTGAAACTGTGTAACCGCTTCTGCAAGAACAGGATGCGTTGCACCACTTGCTCCTTGGAAAGGTTGTGTTGGGTTTTCGTATTTAAATCCTAAAAGGTCTAATCCTTTTGTGTAGCTATCTTCCCAATCTTTTCTTGAAGATTTATATTGATTGTAATTTGCTACAAGTTCAGAACCTAGTTTACCTAAAATATCTTCTGGTAATAATTCTGCTAAGTTATCGAAGTGTGATTCTCCTCCACCTGCATTAACTGCTTCGGGATCAAAATTAATTGTTGCTCCTCCGTCTTCTTCTTGAGTTACTTGTATATCATCTGGACCAACCTGCTCTTCAATAGTTTCTTGTTGAGCTTCGACGATTTCGTCTTGTCCAGGTATTTTAATTTCAGTCTCTACGTTTGGTAGGGCTTTGTCTATATCTGCCATTTATATTCTCCGAGTTCTTTATTGTTGTAGCTTGTTTTGTAGGAACATTCAACCCTTGTGAGTCTGGTCCCTTAAGTGGTGGGATTGCATTAAATTTGACGTGTTGCATATTTGCAACAAGAGTTTTATTCTTCACTAAACATACCTCTCTTATTTCTGTAGTCATCAAACATTTCATAACCACTGATACCCATTGATAATGCTAGACCCGGTAATCCAAATCTACGCGATACTGTTTTTAAAGTTGTAGGGCTAATTCCTAGTCTCATTGTTTTTGCAATTGTAGGATTTATTCCTTTTGTTGCAAACTCAGTTGCAGGACCTGCAAATGCTGCACCCATATAATTAAATGGGTTTGTTGCAATGTCAGTTAACGAATCTCCTTGTTGTACTTGTTCAGCTAAATACAAAGGTTCTGTTGCAAGTAATCCAATTGGTGAAGCTGCTGCAGATAATCCTCTACCTAAAGTTTTTAATGCTGTTTTTGTAATACCAGATTTCTTTGCACCTAACGCGCCACTTCTTGCAGCCTCAATTGTTGATGGTGCAACTGCTGCTGTACCTGCTACAGCTGCTGTTCCTAATGCTGGAAGATACGCATCTCCGATTGCTGGACTTTCTTGTGGTGTATCATCTAATGATCCTGTCACCATATCCATTAACATATTTTTTTGTTGCTCTTCGTTTGACAAATAAGTTGTTGGATCGTCGTTCATAAATTTTTTAACAAAACCCGCGGCTACTGCACCACCTGCTGCAATCGCACCAAACTTACCAGCACCTCTTAACATTGGGCTTTGTAAAAATTTTGTTGCTGAGTTTTTAATTTTATTAATTGGCCCTTCTTCATAAGGAAGTTTATTTATATCTTGTGAAAGTTTTACAGGGTCGTTGTCAAAAGCAAATTCCATTTGTTGTACACAACTGCTTCCAGCTGCAAAACCTATTCTACCACCTTCGTTTCTAAAAAGTTGACAAATATTTCCTTCGTTGTTTTCAGCGGCTGTAATTAATGTTTTTCTAAGATTATTGTAAATGCTTCCTTTACCTTCTTTAATAAATTTTTCTAGTTCCGGTTTTGTTGTTACTTGCTCTAAAAGTTTTGGTGCGCCCTCTGGTTTTTGTGCCAATTCATTAAAATACTGACCAAACCTTTCCGTTTGAGTTTTTGCATCAGAAATAACACTTGTTTGTAGTTTATTATTTATAATAGAGTAAGGTTTTTTATTACGAGATATATTTCCACCATATTCTTCAAAAATAAATTTATTTAACTGACTAACTTCTTTAGACATGTCTTGTTTATTTTTAAGTCCATCACTAATTTTATTAATAAATTGTTTTCTTGTTCTTTCAAAAACACCAGGTGCATATCCTAATTCCATGTTTCTACCTAAACTCATTCCCGCTAAATCATCTACGGCTGCTTGCATTATTTTTTTATCACCAGATGCAATTGCAGAAGCTAGACCTTGTGCATGTTCTACGCTGTAAGTAAGTTCTCTTGGAAGTTCTGTAACGTCAAATAATTTTTTTAATGCTTCACCTTCTTTTCTTTGTAGATTTCTAAAATAATTGCTTCCAAGGTTTAATGTTTTTTCTAAAAATTTTTGGTTTCTAACACTAGAACCTCTTTTATTAAATTTAGTTACATAATCAGAATAGATTTTATTATAACCTGGTATTTTTTCAAACATGTCACTCCGAGAAGTACCAAAAATTCCTGAATCAGGAGACAACCAAAAAACTGCATCCGCTGCACCTTTAGGAAGTATTACTTTTTTATATTGATTTCCTGCGCCACTTTTATTTTTTAAAAAAAAATTAAAGTAATCGTCTAAATGGTTTTTAAATTCTTTATTAGTTTTTAACTGGTTTTCAAAAAAAGCTTTTCTAATACTTTTTTCTCCAAAGTTTTGATTTTTTTTATTTCCTTTAAAATTTGGTTGCATGGAAAAAACACTACCAGGTATTTTATATTTTTCTTTTCTAGTAGAAACGGGGGGAAAACCTATTGAATCTTTGTACGGAAAATTTGGTAAATCTTTATAACCTTTTGTTTTTATTTCTTTCTGCCAATCGTTTTTATAGTTGTTTACAAATTTACTGACATCTCTTGGTTTATATTTATCCTTTTTAAAATTTTCTTTAAACCAGTTATCGCTCCAGTCGGTTACTGTTTTTCTAACTGCTGATTGGTTTTTTACTAGATTTGCTCTACCTTCTAATTTACCGGCAGCAGCTATGTCAGAAATTCTTTTATAAAATTGTTTTACACTTTCACCTGTTTTTTGAGTAATAGTAGGTTTTCCTGCTCTAAGATAAACTAACTTACCGTTACTTAATAATCTTTTAATAACAGATGAAGCGGGACTATCAAAAGTTTTATCGTATACTGCATCACTACGTTGCATTAGACCTCCAGGATCTTAGCTAGTCCGCCTCTTGCAAAGTTTTCTATAAACCTTGCTGTTAGTCTATCGAATCTTGGATCAGTTGGACGTAGACCATTTGCATCGACTACATTGTTTAGAACTCTTTCTGTAAAGATTGCAATCTCTTCTGAGCTTGCACCTGATGGTACCATCTCAGCAATTCTTGGACCAAAATATTTATTAACTAATGCTAAAGGGTCACCTGCTTGTCCTCCGCCACCTTCTGTAATTACTTTTACATCAGCCGCGTCTACAATATCTGCAAAGTTTGTTTGATTAGGGTTTTCTTTTTTTAATGCTTCTACTAAAAATTCTCTAGCAGATCCACGTTGAGCAGGAGTTGATCCAACATTATCAAAGTAACCTATACCAAATTTTTGGTCTACAAGATTTTGTACAACATCCTCTGGTCTTGCGTTGTATTCAACTGCTTCATCGAAAGGAGTTTTTTGAATTGGTGAAGTGTTTTCAAATGCAGACAGTTCTTCTATCTCATCTCTAGTCATTAATCTCTTATCACCGGATGCTTCCATCTCGTCAAATTTTCTTCTTAAAAATGTTTCTCTGTTTGCTTCTCCTGGTGCAGGATCTAAGTTTCCTTTTCTATATTCTAGTTCCATATCACGAATATAATCTGCACGTTCTTTTCTTATTCTATTTGCAGAAGCAAGTGTGCCGTCAAAATCATAAGCATCTAGACCACCAACATCTATGTCAAGTTCTGTAATCTCATCTTCGTCCAACATTCGTTTGCCTTGTTTTCTTTTAACAATCTCTTCTAGTCTTTTCATTAAAGCTGATTTCTCTTCATCAGGTAAAACTTTTTTTCTATCAACACTGGGTGCAAATCCAGTTGCTCCAAAATTTTCTGATGTAATTGGATCACCTGGTTTATATTGAGTTGGGTCTCCTCCTCGTCTTAAAGTCATTAAACCTTCTTCATCTAAATTCCTGGTCCCTGTTGCCAGGTCCGTGATGTTTGTAACTGCAGGTGGATTATAAAATTCATCCATCTTCATCATGTTAGTTAAAAGTTTGTTAGCTTGTACGTCGTTTAATTTTTCAGCAGTTGCAAATCCAACTGAGCTTTTTAATTCGTCTAACGCTTTGCTTTTAGATATTGCACCAAGTGCCTCGATGTTTAAATCCATGTCTAAGAAAGGTTCAGAAGATTTACCTAATCCCATGAAATTAACATTGGACCGGGTACCGAGGACATCGGACAAGTTTCCACCCAATTTAGAATA